ATAAGAAAAGCGCCTAAGAAGGCGCTCTAAGATAGATGGTGAAAAAGTACGAGCAATGCGCACAGGGCAGTCATGGCCCTGTCTGCAATTGCCGTACTCGTCGCAGCAGTTCACGATGACCACCAAGCCACCAAAAGGCAGGCAAAGCCAACACCAATGGCAAAGGCCAGCACATAGCCTGCCACGCGCTCCCAAAGCGGCTCCTCACGGCCATAGCCCTGCACCCATGTGCAGTCTGCAAAATTACGAGGTGTTTGAAAGTTTGAGTTTTTCATGGTTTCTTCCTTTGAGTGATGGGGCCGAAGCCCCTTTGATTGATTAGGCTGCGGCTTTCTCGGCAAACAAGCGCTTGGCTTCTGTACCTTGATAAGCGTATTCGTCAGAACCATAAGCAGGATCGATTTCTTCCCAAAATGTTGGAGACAAGAATTGATCAGACTGAAGGGCAGCATTAACACGTGCGGCCAAGCGCTCGGCTTTGGCAGATGCTTCTTGACGCAGATCGGGAAAATAAGAATCGCCAGACTCAGGGCAAACAACTTCCTGAGTACCGTTAAAAATTGCTGTGTGACGAAAGCGACGACCAGCTGCGTTTTCGATGATGACGTAATACTGCTCTGCGATGAATGGATGACCATCGCATGAGTATCCTGCGTTGAAAAGATCAGATGCGACATAAGCGGTGTAAGTTTTGTTCACGGTCAGCTCCTTGCTGGTTGTTGGTTGGTAGGCCTCCAGTATAAGGCATTTCCCACAAAGTCCCACAATTTATTTATTAGGATAAACCCTTATATTGAGGTTATCTCCACATCATGCGGTTTTCGCTTGCCATCGAGCAGGTCATGCAAGCGTTTTTCAGTCAGCCGGTGGCATCGATACATGGTGCGAGCAGGCAACATGTTCAGAAGCTCGGCATAGTCGCTCAGAATCGAGCGTACAGCCTGAATTCCGACCCCATCCATACGAATGGTGCCACCTGCCCTGTTTCGCTTGCCAGCGACCGCCAAAGCGGTGATGGCATCCATCAGCAAGCCACTGGAGTCCTCGCAGACTTTCATCTCGACCACCAGCGTCTCCATTAGGTTGATCGCATCGCTGACGACTCGCCAGTCGTCCGTGGTGGGCGCTGGCGCGGTCTCCATTGCATGCAGGCCTTGGTACATCATGGTGAGCTGGTGCGTGCGAAACTTCTCAGGCAACGGCTCTGTCGGACTGGCCATCATCTCGTCGAGGATGGTGTAGTGCCTTGGCCTTGGCTGTGGCTTGCGTTTCTTCACGCAAGCACCCCAGCATCCCTGAAACCAACAAGAATTGGATGAGGCCGTGGAATCTCCATGCCAATCCTTCTCCACAGGTGCAGGCAGTTTGGATGGTTGTTGACCCACTCGCTCTTTGGTGGATGGTACTGAATGACGCAGTCCTCATCGTCCCAAAACATCTCTTTGACCTGGCACATCTCGTCCCAAGTTGGGCAACGGTCGCGTCGAGAGACGCTGACATGCTCCCAGCCTCCACCATCACTGGCCAGAACTAGCAACTTCTGCTGGTGCTTCAAAGACACGATAAACATGCCATTGTTGCCAAAGGACTCGTCGCTGGCCATCTTGCCCTCACGCACACGGTATTTTTCAGGAATCTTGAACATCAGTAACCTCTCCAAATGCGTACATCAACCAACCACAGCGAAAAAAAGAACTCGCCACCAGAAAAGCCAATGCCAAACACTGGCCACTTGTGCATCAGCGTCTCAATGCTGATGTGAATCTGCTTCTTCATGCCTTGACCTCCTGTGCTTGCTGGCGCTCCATCTCCATCTTGACGCAGTGCAGAATCTGCGCGGCCAAAGTGCGCGTGTTGCGCTCGGCCATCTTGCGCAGCTCACGCTCGATGTCGGCAGGCAACCGAATGGTCATGTATCGGTCTTTGATTTTTGAGGTGGCCATCAGTCAGTCCCCCCAGCATTGGTGATCGCATCCTCGAACATGTCAGCAATGGCAGGAACACCGGCCAACTCGATCGGCACGCCATTGGTCAGCAAACTGACCAAATCCTCTTGGCCAGCGACCTCGATGTCGAATCGGGTCTGGGCAGCATGGCGAATTGCTTGTGCCTGGTTGCCAGCGCGAATCAGGCGGTGGCGATTGGTCTCCACATCAGTGACCACATAAATGCGAGTGCTCATAAATTGTCCTTGTGTTGGTTGAAAAAGGCCTGAAGTTTGCCCTTGGCATCATCAGCACCTTTTCCCACTATACAACAGAATCTCACACTTTCAAGATATGCAATCCAGTCTTTCTGCTCGGCACTCAGGCTGCCACCCTTGCTGCGCTTCATTTCTACCCAAAGCCCCCAAGCAGGAATGAACAGATCAGGCACGCCACTGCTCACACCTTCGGCCTTCAAGCGACCAGCGGTGGCAGGACTGCGAGCGCCACCATTGGGAATGGCAAAGATGCGAACGCCTGGCCAAGTCTGGCGAAACCAGCGCACCAGCTCGCGCTGCTCCTCATGCTCGGTGGGTATGCGGCCTAAAACGGACATTCTGGCTCCCACTTAGGGCAGGCATCCACCTCGGCAGCGAACTCGGCTGGCGGTGTCATGAAGAACTCGGTGCACAGGCCATCGTTGCCGTACATCTCGCAGGTGTGGCAGCACTTCGGTGGACCGGCCTTGATCCACTCGCGGTAGTCAACCAAGAATTGTGGCTCTGGTGGTCGGCTCATTTCAGACCCCTTTGCATCAGCTTCACCCAGCAACGAGCGCAATGCCACTTGGTGCGCACCTTGACACCACCAAGCGGATCAGCCTCACGGCTGCACACATCACAAACCTTGAGCTTGTGCATCCTGTTCATTTGTTCTTCAACTGTCATTCCCAGCTCCTTTTTATTACCCTAAAAAATTTACCATCCTTGCGATACTCGATCCACTCTGGTGGCGTGGCCTTGTTCATGTTCTGCACCATGTCCTCCAGCGTCTTCACATTCAGACCACCAGGCACAATGCTGGCGCTGTTGGCAATACTCAGAAGTTGGCTCATTGCACGCTGGCCTGCATAGCCTTCATGCATGATCGGCAAATACTCGGTGATCGGTGTATCGCTCAGGCCACCGTAGTAGGTCACGGCCAGCATCTCGATGCCAGAGGCCTTGCTGATGTGCTTGCGCCATGTCCAGCTCGTCACATCCAACTCTTGTCCATCCAGCCCCATGATGTCGTCATTTCGCAACACCATCGATTTTTTTACTAGCTCAGGAAACTGCTCACCGCATGAAGGGCAAAGCATCACCGAGATGTGCACCAGCTCACCGCAGTGATCGCAGACCTTGACTGGTGCTTCTCCATTGCCATCACCACCCTTCTTGGGCGGCTGCACATTGGTGATCGGACCATGAGACTCGACCACACCAGCAAAGTCGAGCACCAAGCAGTGATCGGTGTGGCTCTTGACCCTCATGCCACGGCCTGCCATCTGCACATAAAGGCTGGCGCTCATGGTCGGGCGCAGCATCACCACCAGATCGATGTCTGGATAGTCAAAACCTGTGGTCAGCACATTTGCATTGGTGAGCGCACGCACACGGCCAGCCTTGAAGTCGGCCAACATGCGCTCGCGCTCTTTCTTTGGTGTCTCGCCAGTCACGCATTCAGCGGTCACACCACGCTGGCGCAGGACTTCGGCCACGTGCTCGGCATGCTTCACGCCAGCACAGAAAAACAGCCACGCCTTGCGCTCACCGGCCAAGCCCATGACCTCATGCACCACGGCCTGATTTTTGTCGTCGGTATCCACAGCGGCCTGCAACTCGGACTCAATGAACTCGCCACCGCGCTTCTTCACGCCAGTCACATCCAGCTTGGCCTTGGTGACTTTGGAACGCAGCGTTGCCAGATAACCTTTGAACACCAGCTCCTCGATGCTGACAGGCGTGAGCAGATCATCAAAGAGCGCAGGCTTGTCGGTGATCAGGCCATGCCCCAAGCGGTAAGGCGTGGCAGTCAGGCCGATCACGCGCAGGTGCGGATTGATGGCCTTCAACTCGCCAAGCAACTTGCGATAGCCACCTTCGTCCTTGTGGTTGACCAAGTGGCACTCGTCAATGATCACCAGATCGATGTGGCCAAGCTCACGCGCCTTGGTGCGCACAGACTGGATGCCAGCAAAGGTGATCGGCTCGCTCAAGTCCTTCTGGCCAATGCTGGCGCTGTAAATGCCCATCGGTGCACCAGGCCAATGCTGACGCATCTTCTCGGCATTCTGCTCAATCAGCTCCTTGACATGAGTCAGCATGAGCACACGAGTCTCTGGCCAGTTCTGCAAAGCATCCTTGCACAGCGCAGCCACGATGTGCGACTTGCCTGAGCCAGTCGGCAGCACCAGGCATGGATTGCCAGCGTTGCCAGCCTCAAACCATCGGTACAGCTCGTCGATGGTGCGCTGTTGGTAGTCACGAAGCATCAGGTTTTTCTCCTGCAATACCGTGTGCGGCTTCAATGGCTCGGACACAATCTTTTTTAGTTATCAAAGATTCCCAATCAATCAAGGAAATTTCCATATCCGTCATCGGCTTGCGCTGTGGTGGGGTGGTGTAGAAAGCCACACCTTTGTTGTTGATTCGGTTCTGCACCCATGCGTCAAGTTGTATCGAATATTGGAAATAACCAAAAGGCTGATCGTTGTCCAGTGCTTCGCGTAGTGCGTCGTAACTCTCAAGCCACTCGTCAGACGCATCAATACAAGAGCGGAACTCC